CTCGGTTATCCGAGCGGCCCAGGTTACCCTGGTTCCCCTATGCGTGTTTTCACGCGTACGGCACGACACTGCTATCCCCTAGGTTGTGTAGATCACCAACCTAGCGTAGTATGTCAAGAACTAGAACACAGGACAACCCGACTTATGGAGTTACCAGAATCGATTTCGATTATGGTTTCCTCGGTAGTCAGGTTAATCCTCGTAAAGCCTCGGTTACTACCGACTTCTTAAAAGAGCGAACCACTATGTCCACTGAGGACACTGTGATCCCCAACTTCAAGTTGCGATCGCAGAAGGGTGAGGTTTTCTTTAACCCTTACTCTCACTCAGAGACGGTGTTTACCGAGTCACCGGTAGCGTTTGTAAATCACTACCATGACAATGGCGACATGCCGTCTGGAGGGGGGTTCCTCGACTACGGAACACTCACAATGGACTCTTGTCTATTGGGAATGAACCGTTTCCTCGAGCCCCCCTCGGACCTTCCGTCCACGAACGAAGCCCACTCGGCGATCAACTCTGCTTACGCAGGCGTCGCCGCAGGCTCCGCTCACCTTCTTGAGACGGCCGCAGAAATTCGGGAATCTCTGGCCACCTTACAATCCTATGTAAGGAAGGCTAGGCGTTTCCTGGATCTCGGTGCCTATTTCAACAAGATGGCTCGGAAGAAGAAGGGAGGAGCACGCGTCCCATTTAAGGACGTTGCTTCCGAGTGGCTAGAGTATCGTTATGGACTCCGCCCCATCATGTTCGATGTGAACAACATCATGAAGGCCCTTAATAAGGGCATTCCGGTGAGGTTCACGTCGCGCGGTTTTGGGGAGGCTGCTCCATATGAGCAGTCCGATTCGACACTTAATACCGCTCCGTTCTCATCAATGAACGTCATCGTTACCCGTTCCCTTACCGTCTCCCGGTCTTACCGGGCTTCGGTCTTGGCCAGTTTACCTTCCGGGATACTCTCCTGGGGGCATAACTTCGGCCTCGACGAATGGGTTGAAACTGCCTGGGAACTTGTTCCCTACAGCTTCGTCATCGACTGGTTCATTGGTGTTGGTACCTACCTATCTTCCATAACCCCCAATTTTGGGGTTAAGGAACTCGGCGGGTGCCTTGTCTCCATCACAGAAACGAGGCAGCAGACTGTTTGTACTCTGGTTGACGATCCGTCATACCAGGCTACCGCAGCCGGCCGCTTCCGTAATGTGAGCGGATCCGGTTCCACCACCCGGGTCGCGACAACGAAACACCGGGCCGTCGGAATCACTCCGTCGGTCCGTGGTGCTGTCGGTCGGGTTAACCTCGACACGGCGAAGGTTGTGGATCTTGCGGCACTTATTGTGACCCGCAAAAGTACAGAGGGACCTAGTGGCCCCTTAATAGCTGTACAATCCGCAATCATCATACCAACAAAGGACAAATAAAATGTCTCAAGCTGATACGATCACCCTCGCAGTGGATACCGCGAACACAGGGTCAACCACGAACAAGGTCTATAGTCGGTTCCGTGAGGAACTGAACAAGACCACGTACCGTGGGCCCGAAGGTACCCTCGCGAACCGCCAGGAAATGGCGTTCCTTCGCAAGGATCCGACCCGCAACGGCAACTCCAATGGGGTTGCCACTGCGACCATCCGGTTCACCGACGACGTTTCCGTCGCCGGTGTCGACACGACAACCACCGTCGAGCATCTGCTCGTCGGTGAAGTGTCGTTCCGGATTCCCGTGGGCGTCTCCGATGCCGATCTGCTGGCCTTCCGCCAGCGCTTGATCGCCATCCTTGACGATGACACGGTCATGACCGACCTGATGGGGTCCCTGGAGATCTAACACCATTCGTGTTAGCTCTCTGTTAGATCCTCTGCTCCAATAATATGGACGTAGAAGAACTGATCAGCCAGATCGTTGAAGCCGTCTCCGCACTCTCACGAATGCTCGACTTCTTCAACGTTTTCTAGCCTTGGTCCCTACCAGAGCGCGCACATATTAATTATGTACACGCAAAGACGGTCTAGAGATGGTATTATCCCATCTCCTCGGATCCCGAGACAATTCGTCTCGAGGTTATCCTCGGTCCTCGTTGAGGACCTGTGTGAGCAAATCCCAGAACTCGAAATCCCCGAAGGGGATCCGTGCCTTTGGGCACGGGAAGAGTTCCAGAAGCGCTGCATTGAGAAGGGTCACCCTCCCCATTTAATAGGGGGGTTAGCTCTTCTGGGATCGGTAACAAAGAAGTTAGTCCTGCCTGGATCCGTTGAGGACACGCAGTCTCCGGCTATTTCCAAATTTTTGGAAATGGACCGCAGGTGCGGGTCTTACAACGTCCGTGGGTACTCCGCACTTCTTCAGTGCGGATTACCCTTAGAACTCATGCGGAAGTTCATCCGTAAGGTTCTTGGCGAGGCCGTCCCCGATGGGGACGTCTTCTTTGCCGAAGCTCGACATGGGCCGGGCGGCACTATTAAGGGTCGCGGTACCGGTCAGTCTAAGTACGATAAGTACGCCGACTGGCCGTATACCGTCACTCCCAAGTGTGCCCCCTATGCGAGATCCCTTATCCAGAACGATCCAAGATGGCTCGGAGCCCTAGAGGACTCCTACCGCACTCGGTTTCACATACCGATGTGGTCCATCCTAAATTGGAATACATTCTGGGACACCGTGCTTTGCACGGTGGAAGGAAACCGCATCACTACCGTACCAAAGGATGTCACTATTGACAGACCTATAGCGATAGAACCGACTATCAACATGATGGTCCAGCTTGGGGTTGACGCCTACATTCGTAGGCGCCTACGCCGCTGGGGCGTCGATCTTAATGATCAGACGCTCAACTGTCGGCTCGCGAGGGAGGGATCCCTCTCGGACCAACTAGTCACCATCGATCTCTCGTCGGCATCGGACACGATCAGTCTTCGACTGGTCAAGCTCCTGCTACCGAGTGATTGGTATCAGTTCTTGTGCGACCTGCGTTCCCCGAAGGGGACGCTCCCTAGTGGTTCAGTCATCCGTTATCGGAAGATTTCATCCATGGGCAATGGTTTCACATTCGCTCTGGAGTCCCTGATATTCACGGCGATTCAGTATGCCAGCCATAAGCTGGCAAATGTTCCGTTCGTGAAGGGGAAGTTTGCGGTCTATGGCGATGATCTCATCTGCCATCGGACCGTAAGCTACCCGCTTCTCAGGCTCCTCGACCTATCTGGGTTTATCCCAAATAGGTCTAAGTCGTTCCTCCAGGGTCCCTTCCGGGAGTCCTGCGGAACCGATTGGTACTGCGGCCACTATGTGAGGCCTGCGTACGCAAAATCCCTAGACCGTATCGACCAGCTAGCAGCGGTATATAACCGACTGCGATACTGGGCGTATCAGGTCTTGGGGGATAGCGACGCACTCGTCAGAACTCTTGGATATATTCTATCCTTAGTTCCGACGGGATATATAGTTATGGGCCCTGAAGATGAGTTTTACCCATCTTCTTGGTTCCATAGTTCTAGCCTCGCCACCAGCTCCGTTCGCGGTTACGCTGTTAAGTCAGTCAAGCGGAGACCACGTGAGTGGTTCTTCGCCTTGCTGCTGCACAGCCACCGCGTTCCGGCGACTGGTGGCACCCTTCCCCACATCTCTGGGCTTAGGCGCCAGGTTGAAACCTGGCGCCTCGCTGAGAGACTAGGGTTAGGGAGACATACGCCCCTTGTAACGTCATTAATGACGTCGCAGGGTAGTGTGTACGTGGCGTGCGAGAAGAATCTCGTTTCACTGCGTATGAGACGCCTAAGGCCAGAAGGTCAATCCTACCGGCCGTTTACCGACTTGCTTGATAAAGCATGACGTAAGCGCCCTATAATGTGCG